GGCCTATTTCGCAAATCTATCCAGAGACAACCCCTCCACAACAACCTATATAAGCAAATCCTCCAGAGGAGCCTAGAAGGGGAAGTTCTCCAGGGCAACCTCCAGGGGCCAATCTAGGGCAACCCTGACAGACTGCTCCCAGGGCAACTCCAGGGGGCTTCCCAGGGGCAACCCTGGACAACTACCTGCCCGATGACCTCCAGGCTAACCCTCCAGCAACACCTCAGGGCCAATAGTCTCTGGGTCTATATTCTATTGCAGCCCGCTGCCCGGAGTGACCTGGCTCTCCTAGACTAGCCGATTGCCCTAGAGCCCTATAGACAGCCGGCTAGTCCGAGACACTCCGAGGCTCTATAGTCCCCAGGGCTTGCCGGCAGCTCTAGGACAGCCCTGGTAAAATAAACAGCCCAAAGTTTCCTCGGGTCAATTATTTTGCTTATATTAGTAATATAAATATATAAGTCATGAAAGAAACTATCCTATTAGCAGACTACACGGTCGACAACATCAACGAGCTCAGAGCCCTAATCATTAGAATGAAACAAGATCATCCCAATGCGCGATTAGAGATTCAAAAGCTAAATCAACACTATGACAAGCTTGTGTCCAGCACTAAGTCCTCACTGCGCAACTAAACGCGAATTAAAAGACTCTCTCACTAGGAGGGGACCAAGGGCATGCAATAGAACTATTAATAATTAGCTATTATCAAAAAGCACTTAGCTAGATGCCAACCACTTGTCTCGTGTGTGAATTACCTCCAAGTACTGTAATGCGTTAGAGTCAGTATAATACTAGAGAAAAGCAATGTAGCCAGAATGAAAATATTCCCGAGCGTGTAAAACTCTAGTAAATACCCTTTGCGTGATATATAGCTTATATGTTTGATAGCAATCCCATGAATAAGTTACGATCAGTGTTTCAGACACCGCCTCCTGTAACACCTGACACTACTAAAGATACGTCTAAAGTAAGTACAGATGTAAAGAAGAATCAAGACGCTGACAGCACTCAAAACAGTAAGCTAGATTCAAATACCGCTAAGCAGCAGAATCAAGATCGCAATATTCCAAAGAATGATCTTAAAAATCAAAAACCTAAGAACACAGACCCTAGTGTTAAAGCAACTGATGCAGAAGAAGATTCATTCAGTATTTCAAACTACTTTACTAATTTAGCTCAAAAGAAAGTAATGTCTCAGACCTCTGCTTCACAGAGTAGCGAAGAGAAGAAGACAGATGCTAATTCAGATGCTGTTAGTACTCCAAAGAATAAGAAGAACAATACGAAAAGTGCTCCAACTCCAGAGAGTAACCTAGCGCAACCTCATCTTCCAAATCCAAAGCTATTTAAAAAGAGCCCAGCTCCAAGTAAAGCGATGAGCTCTATACCTAGAGTAAAGATGCCCCGAATTAGAAAATTCTAAGACGCGTCGTACCCCCTTTAAGCCCTTCATACCTCAAACAACTCAGACTGCAAATAGTATTTGAAAATAAAGTCGAGTCTAGATGAAACTTTTCTGTGCCGCTAGAGTATAACTTAAGTCTTTAAGCCTCAGTGGTAAATCTATTCCACAGTGACACCTTTAAAGGAGGATTCACACTACTTAGAGGTGTCAATGGCTCCAAGGCCTCAGACTAACGACGAACGTTACTCCACTACCCCTTAATAACCCGAAAAAGAGAGCCGTCAATGGCGCTATCCTCAGAGGGGTGAGACGGACTGCGGCGGCTGTTTGAGACTTAGAGGTCTTAGACTAATAAAATACTCTTAATATTAACAGAGATACGTTATTCTTTACTAGGAGACAATGGGGGTATGGGAAGTATTGGAGGCTTAGAGTCCAGTTGACGGAGGGAACTTACATATCATCTAAATAGGTGAAGTCTATTAAAAGAGGCTCTATGGACTATGACCCATTGGGCGGCACGAGGAGAGGGCCTTAGAAGGGCCCTGCCACCCCCACCGGTATTCAATGCGGAGCACCGGTCTAGGTGACCTGGACTATATTAGACTGAATTAGAGAAGAGCGAACGGAATAAGTTAGTATTTTAAAGAATTAAGAAATTGAAAAAATACGTTTTTTTAAAAGGCAATTCCAAATTTTCCCCTAGCTTAGAGGGAGTATAGAATAACGGCGACACTTTCTAAAAATTTCCTAACTAAAAAATTCCGACACTTAGAGATCTTATGAAACTTTTAGCATTTTGAGATATATAAGGTATATGAAACAAATAACCACTTTAATTCTAATTCTAGGAGGTTTACTCTTAGGATCTTGTAGCGCTCAATTCAGATTGATGGGTTACGATCAAACAAACCAAGTTTCGGCGCACTCGATGCAGTCGTCATTTGAAAACTATCAAGATGCTATTAAGATAGACACTTTAAATGAATTTCAATTTAGAAATAGACTACGCACAGACATTAACTTTAGATTAGACTTTGCAAAATACGCATTAAGTCAACCCCAATCCTTTGATTGGAATAACAGACTCCTAGGAAGATCACATAATCCTAGATGGAATTCATACTATTGGAATAGAACTCAAGCATGGAATGATTGGGCATGGGGTTATACAGGATGGGATTCATGGGGATCACCACATAGATGGTCTCCTTTCGGATATGATCGATGGGGTTATGGCATTTATAATGGTTGGAATAATCATGGATGGGGTTATGGTTGGAACAATTATTATGGCCACTACAATAATGGATGGCCCTATTATGGAAACAACGTATATAACTCTCCTTATTGGGGAAGATCTAACGTATATTATGGTCGTAGAACAACTACAAGGAATGGAAGAGCACAATCTTCTATGATAGAAGCTAGCAAGCGTAAGAGAAGAGCTACTAATACTAGGGTAAACACCAGGGTAAGAAATACTAATAATAGTAATAATACATTACAAAATAATACAACTCCTAGAAATAACAATACGAAAATAAAACCAATCAGAAATACTCCTAGCACGAGAATTCCAACGGTACGACCTTCTAATAATAGAGTAATTAAAAACAACCCTCCTCGAAGAACACCTCCTGTCATTAGAAATAATAACAGCACTCCGAGAAGAAGCACTACTCCATCGAGAACTACTACTAGAAAAAGGAACAACTAATTTGAAACTAAATAGTATTATTAGTGTATAAGACTACAATACTATCTTAATAATATATTATGTCTAAGAAAAACACAACAATTTGGAAAACTAAACAAGTAGGTAATAAGAAGATGATGATTTGTCAAAATTCTAATCCTGCTCTAAGTAAATATTCAGAATACGTACCCGAAGAAGGTGTATGTGAATCTTGGTCTGAAGTTGGAACAGATACCTCTGCAGTTCTATGTTGGCAGTGTACATCAAGATCAGTTAATAATATCAGAGTATAATATTCTTAAATTATAATATTCTTAAATTATGATAATACCATAATATGAGAATAACGTATTATTATGATCTTCTTGTAAAATTACTAAAATTTCACTAATATATAATTAAATGAGTCTAGAGACTTGAACGAAAGGCTGACAATACTTTATAATTTATTAAGAAAAACCGATGCAAATGTGTCGGTTTTTTTATGCTTAAACCTTTCTGCTATTTTAGGTATAATATAAGTTAACCGACATACTACCCTATTAAGATATGAAAATAAACGAATAAAAGTTTTTTCGGGTCAATTATTTTGATTATATTTGGTAAATACTATAAAAAATAACACAGATGAGGAATAAAAGTGAAGATGCATGGCAAATCCTAAGAATCCAAGGAGAATTTACAAAGGGATTTGATACTTTTAGCGAATTAGGACCTTGTGTTTCTGTTTTCGGAAGCGCTAGGACTCTTTCGACAAACCCGGTATATAAAGAAGCAGAAAAGATTGGTAGATTATTGGTTGAAGCTGGATATGGAGTTATTACAGGTGGAGGTCCAGGAATTATGGAAGCTGCTAACAAAGGAGCACATGAAGCTGGTGGAAAATCTATCGGAGTAGGTATTGAATTACCGTTCGAAGCAAGTATGAATGAATATGTAGACTTGGGAGTCGAGAATAGATATTTTTTTACTCGTAAAGTGATGTTCCTTAAATATTCGCAAGCATTTGTTATATTTCCAGGAGGAGTTGGTACATTGGATGAATTATTTGAAGCAATTACACTTGCACAATGTGGTCACAACGTAAAATATCCAATTATACTAATAGGAGTTGATTTTTGGACAGGATTATTCGAATGGATGAAAAATACCCTAATAAATGAAGGAACAATCAGCGAAAAAGACTTTGATCTATTTAGAATAGTAGATAGTGCAGAAGAAGCAAGTGATAAAATAAAGGAATTCCATAACAGATACATAAACCAAGTAGAATTATCAGATAAAACTAATTTTTAATAAACTAATTTAAAAATAGTGGTAATATACTTATAAATAAAGAAATACAATGGCAGATAAATTTGAAAGTCCTAAAGGAGGAAAGAAGAAAACACCTTATGTTGATCAGTACGGAGAAGATCTAACAGCTGAAGCTAGAGAAGGAAATCTTGATCCTATAATTGGAAGAGAAAAGGAAGTTTATAGAATATGTCAAATTCTATCAAGACGTAAGAAAAATAATCCTATTATATTAGGAGATCCTGGTGTTGGTAAAACTGCACTGGTAGAAGCAATAGCGCAAAGAATTGTTGATAAAAAAGTTGCACGAACTCTTTTAAATAAAAGAATAGTTTCAATTAATATTTCAAATATAGTAGCAGGTACTAAATACCGTGGTGAATTTGAAGAAAGAATGAAATTTATTGTAGATGAATTAAAAGGCAATAAAGACATTATCGTCTTCATAGATGAGTTACATACAATAGTAGGTGCAGGTGGTGTTAGCGGTTCTCTAGATGCCTCCAACATTCTTAAACCAGCACTTGCAAGAGGACAGGTTCAATGTATAGGCGCAACTACACTTGATGAGTATAGAGAAAATATTGAAACTGATGGTGCTTTAACTCGTAGATTCCAGGAAGTATTTATAGATCCTCCAAGTGAAGAAGACACTATCGAAATACTGCAAAGAATAAAAGACAACTATGAAGAATATCATGCAGTTGAATATACTGATGAAGCGCTGGAAGCATGTGTGACATTATCTACAAGATATATTACAACTAGAGAATTACCTGATAAAGCGATTGACTTAATGGATGAAGCAGGTGCTAAAGTACATTTATCTGAAATCAAAGTACCTATTCATATTAAGAAAGCCGAAGACGAGGCAGACGCTATGAGTTTAGAAAAACTCAAGGCTGTCGAAGAACAAGATTACGAATTAGCTGCCTCATGTAGAGATAAAGAACTTCAACACAGAAAAAACATTGAAGGTAAAATCAAGGCATGGGAAAACTCTTTAAGAATCAAAAAGAAAAAAGTTACTTACGAAGACATTGCTGAAACTATTTCAAATGCAACTGGAATCCCTGTTACTAGAATGACAGGTGATGAAAGTAAAATCATAGTTGAAATGGAAAAAGAACTTAAGAAAATGATTATTGGACAAGATCAAGCAGTAGACGCACTCTCTAAGGTAATTAAAAGATCAAGAACTGGTGTATCATCTGGAAAGAAACCAATTGGCTCATTCATGTTCCTGGGCCCAACTGGTGTTGGTAAAACAGAAACAGTTAAGGCGATTACTAATTACTATTTCGGATCAGAAGATCACTTAGTTAGAATTGATATGAGTGAATATATGGAAAAGTTCGCAGTATCAAGATTAATAGGTTCTCCTCCGGGATATGTTGGACATGAAGAAGGTGGTCAATTAACCGAAGCAGTGAGACGTAAACCTTATTCAGTTATTCTTTTTGATGAAATTGAAAAAGCCCATCCCGACGTATTCAATACCCTGTTACAGGTTTTAGATGAGGGTAGATTAACTGATTCTCTAGGAAGAACTGTAGACTTCACTAATACTATTATTATTATGACATCGAATGTAGGTGCAAAGAAAATAAGTGAATTTGGAATGGGTATCGGATTTGAAACTAAAAGAGATGGAATTGCAAGTAGAAAGGCACATACTGAAGCTATTATTTCTAAAGAGCTTAAGAATAAATTTGCACCTGAATTTTTAAACAGACTTGATGATGTGGTTTTATTTGATCAACTTAAACATGAAGATATTTTACAAATAGTAGATATCGAAATTAACCACCTAATCACAAGAATGACAGGTCAGAAATATAACATCAAAGTTACTAAAACTGCAAAGGAATTTTTAGCAGATGCTGGATATGATCCAGACTATGGTGCAAGGCCCTTGAAAAGAGCAGTTCAAACATATATTGAAGATCTGTTGGCAGATTCAATTATAACAGGAGATATTAAACAAGATGAAAAAATACACACAATAACGCACTTAAAGAACGAAGATAAACTTTCTCTTAAAAGGTAGTATAATATTAAAGTAATACAAGCAATATGAATTTTTCAAATCAATTTCAAAAAGTAATTTCAAATATAGAAGAAATAGGAAGTGTTTCACAACCACGTGACATGGAAGTTAAAGAGCTTACACTGACTACACTTCCAATAGATTCTGTAAATCCATTTGCAAATTTCGAAAATAGAAAGTTTAACTGGAAATACTTTGCTGGAGAATTAGCATGGTATTTGAAAAAAGATAATGATGTAGATTACATTGGTCAATTTTCAGGAATGTGGTCAACATTAACTAATCCTAATTCTAATGAGATAAATTCTAACTATGGCTCACTTTTATTTAATGAGCAATTAGAATGGGTAGTAGATTCATTAAAGGCTGATAAGAATTCAAGACAAGCTATCGCTTTTCTTAATCAACCTAAGTTTCAATTTGAAGGAAACAAAGATTTTGTATGTACAATGTACCTTAACTTTTTTATTAGAAATGACGCTTTACATATGAAAGTGCAAATGAGATCCAATGATGTATTTTATGGTCTTACGTTTGATGCGCCTTTCTTTGCATTCGTACATCAACATGTTTTTCTTTGGTTAAAGGACACATATCCTGATTTAGATCTAGGAGTATACTATCACTGTGCAGATAATACTCATTTTTACGAAAGACACTTTGAGTTAGCTAAATCTATTTCTAAAGAAAACACAGAAAATACACCACAATATTCAATGATATTACCTCAACCCTTCTTCACTATAGAAGCAGGCAAGATATATTATACAGACCATGGTCTAGAATTCATCGAAGAGGTTAATGATTTAATAGAAACCGAAAAACCAAAACAATTACAATTCAAATCTATCCTCGAAAAATACATCGGCGTGATAGATGCAAACGAATTAAATCAAGATGTACCTGAACATGAAACATCCGCTGTTTAAAATAAACATGAGAGCTATGGAATTTGGCTCAGTTGAAGAAGGTATTGAAGATATCTCAGGCTTTCATGCTAATATTATCGATCATGTCGAAAATAGCATTGACGGAGTTTCTTCTGGAAATATATTATGCATACTCATAGACGAAGAGGGAACTGAGTTCGAATCGTTGTTAGACGAGGAACAATATGAAAAGTCACTTAAAAAATCATTAGAATTTTTCAAAAAGACTGAAAACTACGAAAAATGCCAACGAGTAATAGATCTCATCGACAGACTATAATATATGACACATGAATTACGGATTTACAAATTTCTCTAGAAAATCAAGATTAGCATCTAAAAGAATAAAGCGACTAATTAATTTTTTTGAAATACAAAAAAGAATTAATTGGAAAAAATACATACAGAAAACGTATGTAATACATCTTCCTTCTAGACAAGATAGGCTCTCTAAAATTAAAAAAAGAGCAAAAGCACAAAAACTTTCCGGTGGCAAAACTCTATTAGATATTATTAGTTTATTTGAAGGGATCAATGGAAAGATGATCAAATACTTTAATAAGAAAATTCATGTCGATAAATATAATTTTGATTATCATTGGTCTATAGACCCTAACCCATGGATGAAAAATCTATTAAAGGATAATCCTACGGTTCAATGCTCATCTGCCGAAACAGGCATCGCGTTCTCACACTACAGAATATGGAAAGAGATAGTAGAAAACAAAACACCAGTATCCCTCATAATGGAGGATGATTTTGAATTTTGTTATAATTTCCAAGGAAAGATCGAATCTATTTTTGAAAAAGAATTACCTAAAAAATGGGATCTATTATATTTATCGAGCCTACCCGGGCATACCGGTTTCACATGGGATCTTCATTCTGATAACCTACTTAAATTATATAATGGAGTATGGTGGTTATCTGGATACGTATTAACATATGAAGGAGCAAAGACTTTATTAAATAATCTTCCAATCGTTGGACCTGTTGATGTATGGATTAATCATCAATTTAAAGATTTAGAAGTATATATGACTAAAGAAAATTTAATAGAACAAGCAGACGACACCCAATCTGATAATACATATTCGTTTGTTGAAACATTCGGACACTAATCTGTATAATAACAGAATAACAAATTATAAGAATAACTTATTATAATAATATAGTAATACAATAATATGAACTACGGAAAAGAATTTGAAAAGTACGCAAAGAGTGATCATGGAGTATCGGGTTTAAATATGCATTATGCAAAGAAACAACTTGAAAACTCGTTGACTCCTTATATTTTAGAAGAAAGAGAATTAAGAGCCACTCAGATGGACATATTTTCTAGATTGATGATGGATAGATTACTATGGGTTGCGGGACCTGTTAATGACAATATGTCTACAATAGTTCAAGCTCAATTAATGTTTTTAGATTCAAATGGAGGAACAGATATTACAATGCATATTGATTCTCCAGGAGGTTCTGTTAAATCTGGACTTTCAATGGTCGATGTAATGGATTACATTAAATCAGATATTAAAACGGTGAACACTGGAATGGCCGCTTCGATGGGATCAGTATTATTAGGTGCAGGAACTAAAGGTAAGAGAAGTTCATTGAAACACTCTACTACGATGCTACACCAATCCTCCGGAGGATTCAGTGGAAATATACAAGATGCTGAAATAGATTGGAAAAACTGGCAAGATGTGAACAAAGAATTATTCGTATTGTTAGCAGAGTACTGTGGTAAAAAACCAGAAGAAGTAATGAAAGATGCTACTAGAGATTTCTGGTTAAATGCAGAAGAAGCTAAGGCATATGGAATTATTGACGAAATAATCGGAAGACCTTAATATATACAATATCATGAAAATACACATATACGTAAAAACATCAGATCTAGAAAAACTTAATACTATATTAAGTGATCCTTTTTCGGTAACAATAGATGAGTTTGTATTTTCAAATACTCAATTTAAATCTTCTACCATGATATCACTTTCATATGACGAGTGGGTTAGGTTAAACGATAACGAATCACTAATTACATTTCTATAATATGAGAAACAGAGAAACAGAAAAGGAACTATTCGTTGAGCTTATAAACTACCAGCTCAAGGATCATAATGTAACATATGAAGATGTTAAAGATAATCCACAATGGTATATGGAATACACTACTACTCCCGAAAAGGAAGAATTATTTCACAAACATATCATTAAAAGATCTAGAGAAGTTCTAAAGATAACTAAAAAACGAGCAGAGCAAGAAGCTAGCTGGTTTATACTACAATGGGGATTAACTACAAAATACCCTACAACAAAAAAGAGAGCATATACCGACAAAAGTGCTTCATCTGCCAAAAACTAGATTATTCTCCTAGGAAATGAGATACATATCTCATGAATGTGTTAGATCCTAATTGGCTCGTAAACGAGCCACACGACTTTGAATTAAAATACTATAAATTATTAGGCGCTAAGAAAACCTTAAAATCTAATTTAAGGAATGGTATGCTATTAAGTATTTTAGATGAGGTAGAAGAACATCTCTTAGAAATGTATAAGTTAAAGCACGGTAAAGAAGAAATTGATGTAAACCTCCGAATTTTAAAAGGTATAAACATAGATACTATGTCCATAGATTATGAATATCCCGAAGGAGATAAACATGTCAATGAAATGTATACCCTATGTGACAAGGCTATTGAAATATTTGAAGAAATACACAAAGATGTTAGAATGGTTTTTAGAATGGTAGAGCGTGGAATTAATGTCACCGAAATACCAGATACTAAACCTACTAAGAAACTTGCATATGCACTCGTAAAGATGAGTGATGATAAATTAGGAATATATTCATTTAAAGTTCCATCTCTTCTCACCCAAAACTGGAAAGATTTAAAACTTAATTTTGAAGGAGAATCTATCTACAACTTAAGGGCAATAACATTATTCATAGCAAATATTGAAGATAACAGCGAAGATTATCGTTTTTTTAGATGCAGTGTCAATGGAGAATTTGACTTAGATGAGATGATACTTCCCGTTCTAGCTTTTAAATTGTATAATCAGCTTAGGAAATAATCTTAAAGAGATATATAGATTAATAAAAATATACAAAACAAATGGCACACGTAGTTTTCGAAGATATCATAGGTTACATTGACAATCCATTGGATGCGATCCAAGGTGATTCTCAAGTATACACTATTAAATTATATAAAGACAATATAGGATTTAATTTAAATGCTTCTGCATATTCTAGTTTTACAATAAACTTATATGATGCAGGAACTAATTTAATCGCACAATACGCATCTCCTAGAGTTCTTGGAGTATCTTCTGAATTAACAAAGATAAACACGGATCCAGACACAGATGCAGTGTTTCAGTTTGAATTAAGTAGATTTACTACTTTAAATTTAGCACCTGGTAAAATATATGCGAATATAGTGGTAGTGAACGAAAATGTTTCACCTACTAAAATACAATCTTTACCTTTATTAGAAATAGGAACTATTATTTTTAATGAAAATAAACACGATCCTAGTCAACCCGGAACTACTCCATCTTTTGCAGAATATCTTTCAGGTGGAATGGAACCACTTTTCCATATTCAACATCTTAACGGAGCACAGCCTATAGGACAGGGAAATATGTCATTAGATTCAGGAAGCCCCGGATTAGTTTCTAAAATGACATTTATGAATAGTGATTATAGAGGAATTAGAATATCTGTTCTTGAAAATTTCTTAATTAATAGAATCGACAAAGACGGAATCGAAGGTACTATAACCTTAGTAAATAGAAATGATACTGCACAATATTCCATATTTAATGTAATAGATTGGTATAGAATTAATTGTAGTTCAGGTAATTGCGTCGACGATATAGATGACGCTGTTCAGGTAGTGGTAGCCCATGAATCCTCATCAGAAGGACCTGGCGTTCACAAGAACAACTGGCTAGTTGGTGATGAAATAGGATTTAAATTGGATGTATATGGTTCTGCCCTTTCTTCATCAGATCTTAATAGAAAATCCAGTACTTCACAAGATAAAGAATTAATCCCTCTTACTACTAATGGAAATGTATCTAGAACAGGATGCTTCTTATCATCCACCCCAGAAGATAATCAATATATTGATGTAGAAATAAATGGAATTTCACTGTCTATAGGAAATGGTACCAAGAATTTATCAGGTTACTTTTCACCAGATGGAGGAACAACTTCAAGAAACTTCAGAGATCTTAGGGTTGGTGATGAATTAATACTAAATGCTACTGTTGCAGGTTATAATATAAATGAAGAAGATAGAGTTTCTTTCTTCTATGAAACATACGTATAAATATTTACGTAAAAACGTAAAAACATAAATTCTTAAAAAGACCACATTTTATTACTATAATCTGTGGTCTTTTTCCTTTTCATGGTAACTGTCTGTAATATATAAACAGATTCCGCAATAATGTGGAGTTGTGCAAAAAAAATTATATTTAAATAATATGGCACAAATTCGTTCAAAACAAATTTCTGACTTTTTAAGTTCAATTCAATGGGCTAATGTAGTACAAGCAGACAACGTTAAAATTGCAAACGTTTATGACGTAAAGCAACAATTTGACGTAGTTGACGCTTCGGTAAATTCTTTAGAATCTTATATCTCAACTGAGGTAGTTTCTTTAGAAGTTATTGATGCTGGTTTAGCTGCAGACATTCAAACTGAAAAAGACAGAATTGACGCAATGTTATCTTTATCTACTACAGATTCAGATTCATTCAAAGAAATCGTAGACTTAATTGCTTCGGTTGACACAGAAAACGATCAGGCATTTGCTGGTCACGTTCTAGAAATTAACGCTTCTGTTGATTCTTTAGAAGCACAAATCTCTACTGAGATTTCAACTACTAATACAGAAGTTACTGCTTTACAAGGGAAATCAGCTAATACTGATTCTGCTTTAGAAGATGAAATCGCAAGAGCTACTGGTAGAGAAAATGAAATTGAAGCTGCTTTACAAGCTGAGATCAATACTACTAATTTAGAAGTAGATGCTTTAGATGCATCTGTAAACTCTTTAGAGCTTATTGACGCTGATTTACAATCTCAGTTAAACTCTGAAATTGCTACTACTAACGCTGAACAAGATGCTCAAGACGCATCTATCGATTCTTTAGAAGGAAATGTTTCTTCTATCGATGTAAGATTAGGTAATGTATCTGGTGACTTAGTTGGATCTGTTGATTCTTTAGAAGTTGCTTTAGCTGCTGAAATTTCTGCAACTAATGTAGATGTTAATGACCTAGGTGAAGCTATCAATGCTGAAGCTACAAGAGCTGGACAATCTGAGGATGCTATCGCTGAAGCTTTAGCTGCTGAGATTTCTGCTACTAACGCTGATTTCGTATCTATTGACACGAGAGTATCTTTAGACGAAAATGCTTTAGCTGCTGAAATTGCTGAAACTGCAATAGAACAAGCTGCTCAAGACGCATCTATTAATTCTTTAGAAGTTGTTGATGGTACTTTATCTGCTAGAATTGAATCTGAAAAAGATAGAATTGACGCAATGTTATCTTTATCTACTGCAGATGCAGATTCATTTAAAGAAATCGTAGATTTAATTGGTTCAGTTGATACAACAAACGATCAAGCATTTGCTGGTCACGTTCTAGAAATTAACTCTTCTGTTGATTCTTTAGAAGGAAATGTTTCTTCTATCGACGTAAGATTAGGAGAAGTATCTGGTGACTTAGTTGGATCTGTTGATTCTTTAGAAGTTGCTTTAACTGCTGAAGTTTCTGCAACTAACGCTGATGTTCTTGCTTTAGAAAATGCTTTATCTGCTGAAATCGCTGCTACTAACACTGATGTTACATCTATTGACACGAGAGTATCTTTAGACGAAAATGCTTTAGCTGCTGAAATTGCTGCAACTGACGCTGATTTCGTACTTGATAGAGCTTCTATCGATTCTTTAGAAGTTGCTTTAGCTGCTGAGATTTCTGCTACTAACGCTGATTTCACATCTATTGACACGAGAGTATCTTTAGACGAAAATGCTTTAACTGCTGAAATCACTAGAGCTGGTTCTGTTGAAGCTGTTTTATCTGCTGCACTTTCTGCTGAGATAGCAACTACTGGTACTGAGCAAGTTGCACAGGATGCTAAAATAGTTTCTTTAGAATCTGTTGTTGCTGCCGGAGCAAGATACCAAACTCAAACAGCTGCTTTCGTATCTAATGATATATTCCAAGTTTCTCAAGGATTCCTCTTTGGTCAAGCTGACGATTTATCTGTATACGTTAACGGTGTATTTGTAGATTTCATCTCTCCTGACGGTATGACTTTTGACTTTACTGGTTTATTACAGTATAGAGTTGAAGCTTCTGACAAGGTGACTGTTCAAGGTATATTAGCATAATTTTATTATATCTTTTGATATAGTATATTAGCTTAATGCTTAATTTAAAGGCTCCTCGAAAGAGGAGCCTTTTTTATTAGAAATATATAGTAAAACAAATATATCCCGGCTTTAATGAACATAGGAATAACAATAGGACTACAGGCAGAATACGAATCTCTTTGGGTAAATGGAATAAAATTAAACGTATTAAATTTAATAGAAGCTCTTTCGTTCATAGATGGATATAACGTATATGCATTAGATACTAGTAGAAAGGTAGATGATTTATCTAAAGTAGTATGGGACACTAAAAAATACCCAATCCATAAATATACAGATAAAGTTGCAACGACTGATTTATTAATATTATTAGGCACATCTTTTAATAGTGAACAGACATTGCAATGTAAAAGGGATTTTCCAAATATAAAAATTATTAAATATCACTGTGGCAATAACTATGTAATTGATATGGAAAGAATTCTTTTCCCTAAAGATAAAGATATCAAATCTGCATGGACATACGGTCACGATGAAACATGGTATATACCTCAACAAGAACTTCATAATAAATCATACTATAAAACTATAGGAAGATTAACAGAGGACAAAGTAAAGGTAGTTCCTTTCGTATGGAGCCCTAATTTTATCAAAGAGTTTGAAGATATTGCGGTTAGCAAAGGACTTCCATCTGCATACTATGTTCCCGGTAAATTAGCAAAAAATAAAAACATAGGTTCGATGGAACCTAATATGAATGTAGTTAAATTTGTGATGCCACTATTGATGATAGCTGAAGATGCATACCGAATTCATGGTAAAGATGCATTTAATGAATTTTGGGTAGGAAGCGGAAAAGGATTATTAGGCAGTAAATATTTTATAGACTGTATTAAAGAATTAGATGTGACGACTAGTGGTAAATTAAAATTATGTTCAAGATATCCTGTTCATACTTTCTTAGCTGAAAAATGCGATCTAATATTATCCAGCCAATGGGACAATCCACTCAACTATGCATATTTAGACGTATTATACTTTGGATATCCGTTGATACATAATGCTCACATGATAAAGGATGCTGGATATTATTATGAAAACTTTGACACTACTAGAGGATCTTCTCTTATGATGGATGCAATAAGGTTTCATGATGAAATCCTAGAAACATATAATAAAAGAACAGAGCAAGTTTTATTTAGATACCAATCTAATAATCCTGAAATAATAAATACATATAAGAAACTAATAGAGAATGTGTTCGAACCAGGAAAACACACCCTATCAAATGAATATAACTGGAAAACAAACCTATATAAATAATGGAACTAAAGTTAAAAGAAGTGCTCGAGAACGTTGCAAAACCAAAGATAAGTATTATAATGCAATCTTATTTAGGTAATTATCCAGGCTCTAGAAAAGACCCTGCTGTTAAATTCATGAGAGCAGTTAAGAGTTTTCAAGAACAACTATACAAAAATTGTGAATTAATAATAGTAGCAGATAATTGCGAACAAACAAAACAAATATATCAAATACACTATCAACATGAATCTAATATTAGATTAGTATATGTTTCAAGACAGCCTAATGAAAGAAACACATATGTGAAGGATAGAGAAGGAATGAAATATTTTAGAGGATATCCTCGAAAAGTCGGAGTTGGTGCAGCTACTGGTGATATTATCACATATATGGATTCAGATGATTATTTAATGCCCGAATTTACAATCAGTATAATGTTAGAATATAACATTGCTCCTGATGCAATGTGGTGGATTAACCAAGCATGGTATGATCACAGTAGTATGGAATTTAAAAATGATGAAACGTTTGAAGATACTTTAGTCTCTGAAAAAAAAGTAATACCTGAAATTAACGAAAAAGAAAGATGGAACGCCTCTAGAGTAAAGCCTGGTTTAGTAGTAATGAGCCCGTGGTTGTTAGTACATAGACCTACTGATAAAGTTCAATGGAGAGATACATGGGGATCTACGTCAGAAGATGCTGACTTTAACTCAAGATTAAGAAAAGAATATAAAGCTGGTTCGGTATTCTCTAGACCAATATACGTAAGGTGTCACTTTACTGATAAATGGGACATATAAAAATAATACTATATCCCAGCTTAAAATTACATATTAGGTCTCGATATCTAATATATACCAATAGTGGAACTAAACTCCGCTTATTAATAAATTAAAAAAAGTAACTATTCATGTCACTAATTAAAATCAAGCAAATCGACGGCTTACAGGCTGCGCTTGATCTGATTAACCAACACGTGGAAGCAGGTTCGTTAAAATCATCATATACTCAAGTCGGTCACGGCTTTGCAGCGGGTGTTGTTATAACTTACGTGGATTCAAGTTGGATACTAGCAGATTCAAGCAACTCTAATAAGTTGGGAAGATTGATCATTGAAAGTATTACTGATGCAGACAATTTTGTAGCCGTACAAATTGGAACTATTAACGTTTCAGCATGGCCTAAATTATCATCATTAGTTCCTGGAGCATTCTACGTTGTAGATAACACAGGGAACGGTACACTAGAAGATCATGTTAATACTGGAGATCCAGGTTTTGCGTACAGCAATCCTGTTTTACAGGCATTAACTACAACAACAGGTCACGTACTTCCGTGGAGACCATCTCAGTCGCCAACCGACCTAATTCAACCAGAAGAATTTACTCAAATGGGCTATTCAGCCATAACTACGGGTAATTATTCTACGACAGAAATCTCGTTAACGTTTACGCCTTTCCAAGATTCAACTGTACAAGTATTCTTAAATGGTATAGCTCTTGAAGAGTCATACAATGATAGAGCTGGTGATGTTTATTTCTCTAGAGATGGAGGATTAACAGCAGTAGCAGCAAAAGACTTAGATGCCGGAGATATACTATATTGGAACGGACAATCGGCTGGCTATGAATTAGCAGCAGATGATCAATTCGAAATAGTGTATGATAAAAGTAACTTAGACGAATAACAAATAAAAAATAAAAATTAATAAAAACATGGCAAATCCATTTATTAGTACTTCCGGTAATCAGGGTTATCAAGGTGCACAAGGAGCCGGCAATGTTGGAGATCAAGGTCTTCAAGGTGAGCAAGGTCTTCAAGGTGTACTTGGTTTTCAAGGTATCGTGGGTGAAAAAGGTGATCAAGGTTTCGAAGGTTTACAAGGTTTAGTCGGTGCACAAGGTATTACTGGTGATCAAGGTCTCTTAGGAGAACAAGGTCTTAAAGGTGATCAAGGTGTAGCGGGTGAAGTTGGTGAAACTGGACTTAAAGGCGATCAAGGAATAATGGGTACTCAAGGTTTCCAAGGAGAAAAAGGCGATACAGGTCTTACAGGTTTCCAAGGTGAACAGGGTATTCAAGGTCTTAAAGGTGACCAAGGCGATACAGGTCTTAAAGGTGATCAAGGTATTCAAGGTGAACAAGGTCTTCGAGGTTTTCAAGGAGATACTGGTTTCCAAGGTGAAACTGGTCTTAAAGGTGATCAAGGTATTCAAGGTGAACAAGGTCTTAAAGGTGATCAAGGTGAACAAGGTATCGAAGGTGCTCAAGGTACACAAGGTATCGAAGGTGAACAAGGTCTTAAAGGTGACCAAGGTGAACAAGGTCTTCAAGGTATCGAAGGTCTTCAAGGTCTTAAAGGTGACCAAGGTGAACAAGGTCTTCAAGGTTTTCAAGGAGAAGTTGGTACACAAGGTGCTGAAGGTGAACAAGGTGTTATCGGTATTACTGGTGCTCAAGGTTTCCAAGGTATTACTGGTACTAAAGGTGATCAAGGAGATCATGGTGCTCAAGGTATTCAAGGTATCGAAGGTATCGAAGGTATTCAAGGTCTTAAAGGTGACCAAGGTGATACTGGTATTCAAGGTGAACGTGGAGTAATTGGTGAACAAGGTCTTAAAGGTGATCAAGGTGAACAAGGTCTTCAAGGTTTCCAAGGTGAACAAGGTGTTGATGGTATCAAAGGTGATCAAGGAGAACAAGGTGTTGATGGTATTCAAGGTCTTACAGGTGCTCAAGGTTTCCAAGGTGTTATCGGTGAAAAAGGTGAAAAAGGTGATCAAGGTGTTATCGGTGAACAAGGTGAACAAGGTGTTATTGGTGTTCAAGGTGAACAAGGTGTTATCGGAGTTCAAGGTGAACAAGGTGTTATCGGTATTACTGGTGCTCAAGGTTTCCAAGGTATTACTGGTACTAAAGGTGATCAAGGTTTTAAAGGTGATCAAGGTGAACAAGGTCTTAAAGGTGATCAAGGTGAACAAGGTCTTCAAGGTTTCCAAGGTGATACAGGTCTTAAAGGTGATCAAGGTATAACTGGTGAAAAAGGTGATCAAGGTTTCCAAGGTACTGATGGTCTTAAAGGTGATCAAGGTTTCGAAGGTGCTAAAGGTGATCAAGGTTTCCAAGGTATTACTGGAACTAAAGGAGATAAAGGAGATCAAGGTTTCCAAGGTACTGATGGTCTTAAAGGAGATATTGGTGAACAAGGTTTCCAAGGTACTCAAGGTCTTAAAGGAGATATTGGTGATCAAGGTTTCCAAGGTATTGAAGGTGAACAAGGTGTTATCGGAGTTCAAGGTACTGATGGTCTTAAAGGTGATCAAGGTGAACAAGGTCTTCAAGGTTTCCAAGGAGAAAAAGGTACTAAAGGTGATCAAGGTTTCCAAGGTGTTGAAGGTGAACAAGGTATTCAAGGTCTTAAAGGTGACCAAGGTGATGATGGTATCAAAGGTGATCAAGGTGATCAAGGTATTGATGGTATTCAAGGTCTTAAAGGTGAACAAGGTTTCCAAGGTTTAATTGGAGATACTGGTTTCCAAGGTTATACTGGTGATCAAGGTGCAATCGGCGATACAGGTTTCCAAGGTACTACGGGTACTAAAGGTGATCAAGGTTTCAAAGGTGATGATGGAATTGACGGTGCTCAAGGTGCAATCGGTGATACAGGTCTTAAAGGTGATCAAGGTGAACAAGGTATAATTGGTCATCAAGGTTTCCAAGGAGATACTGGTATTCAAGGTGAAACTGGTCTTAAAGGTGATAGAGGTTTCCAAGGTTTAATTGGAGATACTGGTCTTAAAGGAGATAAAGGAGACACAGGTTTCCAAGGTGCAACTGGTGAAAAAGGTGACACAGGTTTCCAAGGTGTAGCTGGTGAAAAAGGTGATCAAGGTTTCAAAGGTGACGATGGAATTGATGGTGCTAAAGGTAATACAGGTTTCCAAGGTTTTGTTGGAGATACTGGAGCTAAAGGTACTAAAGGTGATCAAGGTTTCCAAGGTATTGAAGGTCAAATTGGTGTAACTGGTGAAAAAGGTGATACTGGTCTTAAAGGAGATATTGGTAATACAGGTTTCCAAGGTTCCCAAGGTTTTAAAGGAGATACTGGAGAAGTTGGTCAAAAAGGTGATCAAGGTTTCAAAGGTGATACAGGTATTAAAGGTGATACAGGTTTCCAAGGTTTTATTGGAGATACTGGAGCTAAAGGTACTAAAGGTGATCAAGGTGAACAAGGTATAGAAGGTATTGAAGGTGTTATAGGTAATCAAGGTTATCAAGGTCCTGAAGGTAACTTCGGTGGTGCTACATTCGAATACAAATTCAACACTACGTTGAGTGGAGATCCAGGTGTTGGATTTATTAATGTAAACGAAGCTGATCTTGCACAGTCAACTATTCTTAGAGTAGATGATTTAAATGCAGGTTCACAGGATGTACAACAATACTTAAGAACTATTGATGATTCTACATCTACCATCAAAGGTCATGTTAGAATATCTAATAAGTTAGATTCTTCACAATTCATGATGTTCTCAATATCTAATGTAAACGAAGTTAATACTTATTTCGAAATCACAGGTACTGCAATATTTGCTTCTGCATCTAATGTATTCTCTAAAGGTGAAGATTTAATAGTTACTTTCGCAAGAACAGGTGATAGAGGTGATAGAGGTTATACTGGTTTCCAAGGTGCAACTGGTGCAACTGGTCTTAAAGGTGATAGAGGTTTCCAAGGTTTAATTGGAGATACTGGAGCTAAAGGTACTAAAGGTGATCAAGGTGAACAAGGTCTTAAAGGTGATCAAGGTGCAATTGGACCAATCGGTATCAAAGGTCTTAAAGGTGACAAAGGTGATATTGGTGTTACTGGTTTCCAAGGTAACGTTGGTGCTCAAGGTGCAACTGGTGCTAAAGGTGATATTGGTGTTAAAGGTAACACTGGTGCTCAAGGTGCAGTTGGTACTAAAGGTGATAAAGGTGATACAGGTAATACAGGTGCTCAAGGTGCAGTTGGTGCTAAAGGTACTACAGGTTTCCAAGGTTTTATTGGAGATACTGGAGCTAAAGGTACTAAAGGTGATCAAGGTGTAACTGGTGCTAAAGGAGACAGAGGTCTTCAAGGTGTAATCGGTGTAACTGGTGTTAAAGGAGATCAAGGTGTTAAAGGTGATACTGGATTACAAGGTGTAATCGGTGTTAAAGGTAATACTGGTGCTCAAGGTGCAACTGGTGCTAAAGGTCTTAAAGGAGATCAAGGTATCACAGGTACTAAGGGTAATACAGGTGCTAAAGGTGATACAGGTTTCCAAGGTTTTATTGGAGATACTGGAGCTAAAGGTACTAAAGGTGATCAAGGTGCAACTGGTGCTAAAGGAGACAAAGGTCTTCAAGGTGTAATCGGTGTAACTGGTGCTAAAGGTAATATTGGTTTCCAAGGTGTAACTGGTGCTATCGGTGTTAAAGGTAATACTGGTGCTCAAGGTGCAACTGGTGCTAAAGGTGATATTGGTGTTAAAGGTAACACTGGTGCTCAAGGTGCAGTTGGTGCTAAAGGTGATGTCGGTAATACTGGTGCTCAAGGTGCTAAAGGTGCAACTGGTAATACTGGTGCTGTTGGTTCTAGAGGTTTCCAAGGTTATACTGGTGTAACTGGTGCTAAAGGTACTAAAGGTGATCAAGGTGTAACTGGTGCTAAAGGAGACAGAGGTCTTCAAGGTGTAATCGGTGTAACTGGTGCTAAAGGTAATATTGGTTTCCAAGGTGTAACTGGTGCAACTGGTTTAACTGGAGCTAAAGGTACTAAAGGTGATCAAGGTTATACTGGTGCTAAAGGAGACAGAGGTCTTCAAGGTGTAATTGGTATACAAGGTGCAACTGGTGCTAAAGGTGATATCGGTGCTAAAGGTAATACTGGTGCTCAAGGTGCAACTGGTGCTAAAGGTACAACAGGTAATACTGGTGCTCAAGGTTTCCAAGGTATAACTGGTCCTATCGGTGTTAAAGGTAATACTGGTAATCAAGGTGCAGTTGGTCCTATTGGTCCTATTGGTGTTAAAGGTACAACAGGTAATACTGGTGCTAAAGGTGATATCGGTGTTAAAGGTAATACTGGTAATCAAGGTGCAACTGGTGCTAAAGGTACAACAGGTAATACTGGTGCCGTAGGTGCTAGAGGTTTCCAAGGTTTTACTGGTCCTATCGGTGTTAAAGGTACGCAAGGTACTTATGGTGCTAAAGGTAATACTGGTGCTCAAGGTGCAACTGGTCCTATTGGTGTTAAAGGTAATACTGGTGCTCAAGGTCCTACTGGTCCTATCGGTGTTAAAGGTAATACTGGTGCTAAAGGTAATCAAGGTTTCCAAGGTATAACTGGTCCTATCGGTGTTAAAGGTAATACTGGTGCTCAAGGTGCAACTGGTGCTAAAGGTACAACAGGTAATACTGGTCCTATTGGTGTTCAAGGTGCTAAAGGTGCAACTGGTGGAACTGGTGGAACTGGTGCTCAAGGTGCTAAAGGTACAACAGGTAATACTGGTGCTGTTGGTGCTAGAGGTTTCCAAGGTTTTACTGGTGGAACTGGTGCTAAAGGTACGCAAGGTACTTATGGTGCTAAAGGTAATACTGGTGCTCAAGGTGCAACTGGTGGAACTGGTGGTACTGGTGCTAGAGGTTATCAAGGTTATACTGGTTTATCTGGGAATACTGGTGCTAAAGGTAATACTGGTGCAATTGGTCCTATAGGTGTTAAAGGTACGCAAGGTACTTATGGTGCTAAAGGTAATATTGGTAGTACAGGTCCAAGTGGTCCAACTGGTCCAACTGGTCCTATAGGTACTAAAGGTAATACTGGTAGTACAGGTGCTCAAGGTGCTAAAGGTGCAACAGGTAATACTGGTGCTGTTGGTTCTAGAGGTTTCCAAGGTTATACTGGTGGAACTGGTGCTAAAGGTAATACTGGTGCTCAAGGTGCTAAAGGTGCAACTGGTGGAACTGGTGGTACTGGTGCTAGAGGTTATCAAGGTTATACTGGTGGAACTGGTGGAACTGGTGCTAGAGGTTATCAAGGTTATACTGGTGGAACTGGTGGAACTGGTGCTAAAGGTAATACTGGTGCAACTGGTCTTACTGGATCTACAGGTTTCCAAGGTTCAACTGGTTTCCAAGGTACAACTGGTCCTTCTATGAGTAACTATAGAGTACACTCTAATCAATACATTGGTAACAGTGCAGGTGAATATGTGTACTATAATAATTCTAGTGCATTACAACAATTCTACATTAACTACTCAGAAGAAATGAGATTATACAGTAACGGTAACCTTCATGTTGATGGTGATGTTGTTGCATACTCAACTTCTATCTCGGATGCGAGACTTAAAGATAACGTGACTACTATTGAAGGAGCATTATCTAAGGTCTTACGATTAAGAGGTGTTGAATATGACTGGAATAGTGGTAGCAGAAAAGGTCTTCATGATCTAGGTCTTATCGCACAGGAAGTAGAAGAGGTATTGCCAATGTTAGTAAGAGAACATGAAATGCCACTAATGGATGGTGCAGAAGACGGAACAGTTTACAAAACTGTTGACTATGAAAAAATGGTCGGTCTTTTAATCGAAGCTGTTAGAGAACTTGAAGCAAGAATTAGAACTTTAGAGTCTTAATTTAAACCTATCAAGATAATTTTAGAAAGGGTCCTCGAAAGAGGACCCTTTTTTTATGAGATATATAATACATAATATATTAATATAATATTAACTAATAAACTATTATCGAAATAAAGGTATAATTATAGATATGGATATACTAACACACGATACACCGCATCCGGGTATTAAACTCTACGTCGAAGACGTTCATAGGACTAAAACTCATTACATCTTACGTGGATGGATTGGATCCTCGTTTGGCGAAGTTTTAGGATTTTCAATAAATGAAGATAAAGCTACAGTAAAATTTCTAGGAATCAGAGAAGATGTACAGGAATTCTATGACAATATTCTTTTAAATAAAAATATGCAATTTAAGATGCATATACCTTTGAAAGATATAAACTCTATAATAAGCGTAGATATGCATAAGGGACCATCTATTCAAATAGGTTCAGTTTCAAAATGGATTGTATGTTATTCTGGATTCGCAAATGAAGATAAGGGAATTATAGTTGTAGACAATTTTTACAAAGATCCAGATCTGGTTAGATCATGGGCAATGAATGATCTTACTTACTCTCCTTCAAATTATCATAAGGGAGAAAGAGCTACTTCTAGGTTTATATTAGATGGAACAAAGGAAAAGTTAGAAGAAATAATAGGTAAACCAATCTATAATTGGAACCATGAACAATATGCAAACGGAATATTTCAATTCTGTACAGCAGATCAACCCATAGTTTATCATGTAGATAATCAGACATATGCTGGAATGGTGTATTTAACGCCTGAAGCTCCGCCAAGAACAGGTACTGCATTTTATAGAAGTAAAGTAACAAAGGATTATAAATTCAACGATGCAAAGAGAAGTACACAATCATATGTTGATGCATTTAAGGGAAATAGTAAAGAGATGAATTTTTACGATGGCACTAATTTTGAAAAAATAGATGAAGTAGGAAATGTATATAATAGACTTGTTTTATTTGATGCAAAAAATATACATGCTGCTACTGAGTATTTTGGAGATGCAATAGATAACGCAAGATTTTTCCACATGTTCTTCTTTGACGTATAACAATAAACAATAAAATAATATGACCTTTATGATCACTAATTCGCTTTGGCTAATTATAGCTGCACTTGCAATTTACAAACACATTAAACTTGAAAAAGAATTTATGTCAGAAATCAAAGATTTAAATGACGAAATAAATTTCTTAGAAGGTAAGGTTTTTGAACTATCTCCACAAGGATATGCAAGAGAAGAGTTGTGTGATAGGAAAAATCCATGGCACTCACAGATACACTGGTATCTTAAATCAATTGAAGAAAATACTAGAGAATTTTCAGAACAAGAAGTAAAACATTATGAAGATCTTATTGAATTAAATAAATGGTATCTCATATATAAAAAGAAACCATTACAGGGCTTCAGAAATAATTCAGTTATTTGGAAAAAATCATGGTGCCATAAATGGATGGATGGATTAGGATCTTTAGGATCATATGGAATTGGACATGACCACTGGATTGCACATGAATTTGAATATCATTTCAAAACCAATAAAGAATTCGCAGAATGGTTAACAAAATAAACAATAAACACCATACTAAAATTTATGAAAATTAACATTATTACAAGATGTACTCGAACGAGTAATTTATTAACTATCAAGGAAAATGTATTTAGTTCTCCTAAAGGAGTCAACTCTACATGGCATATCATATTTGATACAGGTGCTCTTAAAGATATTGACGCAGAAACACTTTCACAAATCAGTGGTAAAAATACTAAGCTACATTTCGTCGATGGAAAAAAAGGAGGAATGTTATATCCCGAAACATCTGCCCTAATCGAAACATTCAAAGATGGATGGATATACTTATTAGATGACGATAATATTCTTCATGAAGATTTCTATGCATCTATCAAGGGAAGTATTAAAGAAAACCCAGACGCATATGTACATTTAGTATCACAGCAGGTCGATGGTAAGGATTTTACAAATTTAGATGTAAGAATAGCTTCACCTAAAAACACAGCATATCAAAGAATAGACATAGCACAGATGGTGTTAAATAGAAGGGTATTCGATACTCAAAGTTTTTCAGCAGATTACGCGGCAGATGGATTCTTTATTGAAAAGGTATATAATGAACATCCTGATAAATTCGTATGGATAAACAACGTGCTATCACACTATAACTATTTACAGAAAGATGCTACTGCAAAAATACCAAAAATACTTTATATTGGAGATTCTGAACCAGATCTTAAATCTAGAAAGTTTTTGTCATATGAAGCAGATGAGCTGGATGTAAAGTATTTGAAGAATGATAATGATGTATATGATATCATTAATGAATTTAAACCCGATGCAATAGTAACAGACGGTGTCTCTTGGGAAGAATTTCCTACACTAGCCTCGCTACCCCTTCAATTCAGAAAAATATGGTATAATACGAATAAAGAAACAGAAGACGTAGGCGACGCAGCATACTTAGTATCTATGAACTCTATGTTATCTCCGTCTAACCTTGAAGATGACCAGATGATATCATTCTTTACACCTATATATAATACTGGTCAGAAATTATGGAACACATATGCATCCATAAGAGATCAGACATACTCTAATTGGGAATGGGTTATTGTTAATGATTCAACAGATGGAGGAAAAACATTAAAAATAGCCGAAGAAATTCAAAAGTTAGATCCTAGGGTTAAAGTATATGATTTTAGAGAGAAGAGTGGAGGATGTATTGGAGAATCTAAGTATAGATGCTGTGCACTTGCTAAGGGATATATCTTAGCTGAATTAGATCATGATGATTTATTAGTTAAAACAAGTGCAGAAGATTTACATAAAGCTGCACAAGCTCATCCTGATTGTGGATTTTTCTACGGAGACACGGCTGAAGTAAATGAAAATTGGGTAAATAATAAATATGAGGCTGGATTTGCATTAGGCTACGGAAACTACAGAGATGAAGAGTATGAAGGTAGAATGCTAGCACCTGCAAACCAACAGAATATAAATCCTAAAACTATTAGACATATTGTTGGTGTTCCTAATCATATTAGAGCATGGAGAAGATCTACTTATTTTGAAATAGGTGGACATAATAGGAGTTTAACAATTGCTGACGATTTTGAATTAGTAATTAGAAGTTTCTTGAAATCTAAGATTTGTAGAATTCCAAAATTAAGTTATATTCAATTCTTATATAATAATGAAGGTGGAAGAAACACTCACGATTTATCACGAGCAGATATCCAAAGAAGAGTGAGAACAATAGCCTCTCATTATAACGAACAAATAAATGCAAGATTCTTAGAACTTGGATTGGAAGACTGGGCATACGATGAGAATCCTGAATATCCTATTGCAGCAGAATCTAGATATGGAGATGCAGAAGGATATGCTAATGTAATATACAAAGAGGATTTAAATAATAAATAGATCTTCAAATAATACAGATAGATATAGTATGAATACTCCAATTAAATCATTTACACAGTTTATTAGCGAAAAGCTTAATGAGCAAACAGATCTATTCAAAGTATATTTAGCAATAGATCCTGACAGTGGACACAGATGGTGGAGTTATAAAGGTTTCGCAGCAGACAATTTCTTTATTCAAATCACACTTGATAATTATAAAGATATTGACATCAATAAAGACTATCCTATTCTTACATATAACTCAGCTGTAGTTGAAAAATTAATAGAGGAGAAGTTAGTCAAAAAAGAGAATGTATATAATAGACCTGAATTTATCAAACAATCTGGCTCAAAAGCAGAATTTCACAAGATAGTAGATGGAGATGAAAACATACCTAAAACATTCCACTCCGAGAAAGAAGCTCTAGATATAGGATTTCCTATAATTGCAAAACCAGCAGAAGGTCATTCAGGTATAGGTATACAGATATTTAAGAATAAAGAAGAATGGGATAAAGCAGATCATTCTAAATTTGATGTTTATTCTGAATTCATAGATAAAAAATCCGAACATAGGCTTATTAATTTTAAAGGAACTCCTTTCTTTTGGATGGAAAGAGAACCTATGAATGATAAGGCAAAATCAGGTAAAGGTAAAGGAGATGAAGAAATGAGTTTCAAATACATCAAGCATGATATTTCAAAGTTACCTTCTAAATTCAATACGCTTGTTGAGAAGTTTTGTAAAATGTTCAGCGATCTACCATACATATGCTTTGACATAATGGAAGACATGGATGGAAAGCTTTATATTATTGAAAGCAATTCACAGCCCGGAGTTCCCTATGATTCTACCGTACAGATATACAGACAGTTGTTTAATGATTTCTATGGAAGAGAAGTAGACAAAGATACTAATACTAAATTAATAAAACTTTCAAAGGATCTAGATGCTAAAACATTAGACACTGATAGTAAAAGATTCGAAATAAGAAAATAATATGGGATATCCAGATATGCAATGTTTACATGTGAACCTATGGGTTCATCATTTAGAAATTGATACACTATTCGACTTCATTAATAAGAGAACTGATAAAGTTCCAGTATATTGGTTAGCAAAGGAACAATGTCCTCCATCAATAACAGGAGGCTATGCTGAAATATCGGTTTCTTATAATACATACTCTGTAATTAGAAGAGTAAGATTACACGGAACTTTTAATTCATAATAATAAATCACCCCAATAAGAATGAATAAACTATGGCTAAGATTAGCCTTATGTGTATATGCGTTGATATACACTGTAATGTTACCTCTGATACTAGGAATAGAGAATAGCTATAGCGACTATCATGAAATAAAACCATTCTTATTTCCAATAATAACAATTGCCGTTTCTTCTGGATTATGGTTACATAAAAAGATAGAATGGAAAGTAGCAGCTTCATTCCTAATAATAGTTGCATGTTTTAATCATGTCAATTGGCCTATCATACACAATTCAGCAGCTATCATATTCTTTATAATATCTACGTTCATCATGATCATGGATAAAAGGTTTAGCCTCTTCGGAATATTATCTACAATTGCGTATGTTCTTCTCTTTATTGATATAGATCAAAATCTATTTTTATTTGAAGTCGTACAGATACCTTTAATATCACTTTACCACGCATCGAGGGTTATTTACCTAATAAGGTTAAAGAACAAACATTAACTTTATTAAAAATAAACTGCTAAAAGTTTTTTCGGGTCAATTATTTTGCTTATATTAGCTATATAATAATTAATCAATCAAAAAACATGTCACATATATTAACATTCGTATTACGAAATGCCTTAGGAGATTCAACTGCTAATGGCCTAACTTCGAGAGAAGATTCCATTATTTTACATCACGGTCATGATATTGATCTAGCAGATTTAACGTTGATTCCAGACGATGAGCTAGTTTTAGTAGAAAGAGAACTATTCGGTAAACCTGCATGGTATGCTAAACCTGCAGGATTATTAAAATCAAACAAACACTCTATGTTCGGTGGAAACTTCATCTACACATCAGATTCAAGATTCCCATCAATCGCACCTATACAGGTTCACGATAGAGTTGAAAACAACTATTAATAACTTTTTTGAAAATAAACAGCTAAAAGTTTTTTTATCTCAGATAAATTTCTTATATTAGCTATATAATAATTAACTAAATTAAAAATGATGCAATTAACAGAATTGAAAATCTACGCAGAAAAACTATCTAAAGAAAATCCGGATCATGACACAGAAATCAGAGATCTTTACTTTTTAGCACATGACGAAGTAGAATCCGGAGAATCAGAACAACATGAGTGTCAACTTGCACTTTCAGATATGGATCAACTTATATCTCAATAAACATGATTAGAAAGAAACTACACAAACACCAAGATATGCCAATCGTTATAGATTTAACGGGGCCAGATGGCAATGCATTTGCACTACTTGCCTATGCTAAAAAGTTTTCAAAAGACTTAGATAAACCGTATGATCAGCTACTTAAGCAAATGCAAAGTGGAGATTACGAGAATTTAATCAGGGTTTTTGATGATGCATTCGGAGACTTCGTTATTCTAGAGAGATAAGAAACATTTAATAAAAGTCAAGTATAATATATATGACACGAAAGAAAAAGGAAATAAAAGTTATTCACGTTAAAAAACCTAAAATAGGAGAGACGTACTTTTTCTATTTTGCGGGTTCTATTAATTCAGGAGTAATTACAAGAATTGACGAAAAGCTGACTAAACATTATGGATATGACTATTTCATAATAGAAGCAGAATCTCATGGTTCTAAAGGAGATTCTCAGATTTTTAAATACCCTGTGTCAATATATGACATTAGAAAAACTAATCCTTATAAAAACAAATAAACATGTATAGTATATCAGACTTAAAGAATATGTTATTTATTGACATTGAAACTTCAACGGCAGCTGCGGACCTTGACGGTTATGCAGAAATTATCGGAGACAATGCATACTCTCATTGGGAAAAGAAAGCAAAGTACGGTAGACAGAGTAAATCAGAGTATGAAGGAGTTTCAGATGCTGAGATGTATATCAAGGATGCTGCTCTTTATCCTGAATTTGGACGAGTAGTAGTAATTACAATCGGACAGATCACCTTTCCAGATGGCATTACACCAACTCCTAAAGTAAAGTCTTTTTATGGAGATGATGAAAAAGAATTACTTAAAGAATTCATGCATACTATGGGTCTTATATTTAATAAGAATCCTAAGATCCAAATAGTAGGACATAATATTAAAGGATTCGATATGCCATACCTTATTAAAAGATCTATTATAAAGAGAGTTGAAATCCCACAGCAATTACATTTACAAAAATTAAAGCCATGGGAAAACTGTCTAGTAGATACTAATGACATTTGGAAATTCGGCGGATGGAACGGTGCATCACTCTCTATGATATGTGATCTTTTAGAAATTCCATCACCTAAGCAGAATATGTACGGCGGTGAAGTATCAGAAGCTTATTATGCAGGAAGATTAGAAGAGATTAAAGACTATTGTGAAGATGACGTAGTAGGAACAATGAACGTTCTTTTAAGAATGTCTGACATGGAATTAGTATTTAATGATCGAGTAGAAGTTCCGTTTTAATTTAAACTTTTTTGAAAATAAACAGCTAAAAGTTTTTTTATCTCAGAAAATTTGCTTATATTAGACCTATAATTAAAAAAGATAAATATGTTTGAAGATTCAGAAGATCAACATGGAGAAGAACGCGATGAAATCGCACAGATAAAATTAAATGCAGAAATGGAAGAAAACCTCTACGACCTAAAGGATAAGCTAGTTAGAAATAATTGGATATTGCTTCTAGAAAAAGGAGTAGATTTCAAATCAATGAAGGAAAACGAACTCGATACTGTACCTATTATAAGAACACTTAATCAAATGATAGAATGGTTTCAGGAAGTTGAAGAGTATGAAAAGTGCGCCCACATTAAAAAGATTATAGATTCTCAATAAATCACAGCGCCGAGTATCGGCCTTAATGGAATGAAACATACTCATACGAAGAAGTATAAATAATATATGGAAGATAATATACACATTGCTAGGATTGCAACTGCCCTTGAGAAAATTGCAAACTTGATGGAAAATCAAGAGAAAAGAGATATCGTTCAAAAGAAAACAAATATCAAAGGACTTAAGGAGGCTGTTAAAACACGAAAGAATGAATTATTACAACACGCTGCAAATAGAAAAAACAGCAACGCAGGAGGAAGTAAAAAGAGCTTACCGAAAACTAGCTAAAGAATATCATCCTGATAAAAATAAAGGAGATGATAGTCTATTCAAGAACATTGCCAATGCATATGAAACGCTAGGAGATGTAGATCGCAGAAGAGAATACGACATTAAAACGTATGGTGGTAATAATCCATTCGGAAATTGGACAGGTTCATTTCAGGATATGTTCGATGACATATATGGAGGTTCCGCTAAGGGAGAAGATGTTACAATTACAATGCTTCTTTCTTATGAGGATGCATATTATGGAACTTCTAAATATATAGATTTAGGATATAACGCACTTAACGTCAATATACCAAAGGGAGTATATAGCGGCATGAAGTTGAAGATTTCAGGCAAAGGTCGACCACATCATCTGAATAGCACAAGTCCTCCTGGAGATTTAATAATAATAATTCAACTAAATCCTAGGGCAGATCTAATATTAAACGGAAGTGACATATACATTGATGCATTCGTACCATTCTTCGATATGATTCTCGGAACTGAAATCGAAGTATCTACTCCGTTTGATACTCTCAAGATAAATGTACCACCCGCCTCTCAAAATAATAAGATATTAAGAATTTCAGGCAAAGGGTTTCCGATATATAGAAAGAACAGCAACGGTAACCTTATGGTAAAATTGCATTCGACACAGTCTAATCTTAGTGATAAGCAATTAGACTTAATACAAAAGATAAAAAAATTAGCGCATGAATAACTTAGGAGATTTTGACGAAACACCCGGTTCAAAAAGGAACAAAATAGATGAATTTGAAATCAACAACAGTGTTGAATCCATTGCATTTATAGAACAGCTTAAAACCTCATCTAAGGATATTATGATGGAACTAATATATAAGGCAATAATAGAAAACGAAATGGGTGCATTACAGAACGATGTACCTGTATCTGAGAAAATTGAAGCATTGCAAACAGTTATCCGATACTTTAGTGAAAAAGAAGAATATGAGAAATGTTCTGATCTTAAACAAATAATAAATAAAATATGCTAATAATCAAAGTAGAGAATGGTAAAATAGAAAAGGCACTCAAAACCTTAAAAAGAAAAACTATTAAAACTAAGCAAAATAAAAGACTTAGAGCTAATAAACATTTTTCAAAACCATCTGCTGTTAAAAGATTAGAAATGCAAAAGGCAATATATCGTCAGAATAAATCTAATTCCGATAGCCAAAATACCTAAATTATAATAACATATCATTTTACCATAAAATACAACAATACCGTGTTAAAATGAATATATAAATTGACATTAATTAAGTGTCAATTAAAAACTGAATCTACAAGAAATGGAGGAATCCTTTGGAGATGATAGAGATTCGCTAATGCGATCTAGTTATTACACTATCACTAGAAATTTTACTAAAACCATTAATAGATTTATCGTATTCAGCGAAGGCAAAGATACGATAGAGATACCCCACGGAGAGGGTCAAAGAAGTAGATTCATAGAAATATTAATTGAATACTTTGAAGAACTAGAAGAGTATGAAAAATGTGACACTCTTTTACAGTTAAAGAAAACTGTCATAATGGCAGGTGACTAAAAATATAAAACTTAATGAGCAAATCCAATTCAAACAGAAATGAAAATAATACCTCTGATAATAACAAGAAGAAGTATGGAATTAAAGAGGAGAATTTAAAAGGAGTACAGTTAAGACAATCACAAAAGCGATACGTAAACACAATATTAGAGAATGAAATAACGCTATGTTCGGGTCCAGCCGGAACATCAAAAACATTCACAGCATGTTATACTGGATTGTTGCTTCTAGCAAGAAAAGAAATAACACAAATAGTATTATGTAAACCCATTCAGGAAGCGGGTGAAAGATTAGGATTTTTGCCAGGAGACATTGCTGATAAAATAGATCCATTTATGCAATCTTATATTTCAAATATTTCGAAAATAGTTGGACATGAAATAGCACAGAGTTTAGTAGAAAAAGAAGTTATCGTTTTTAGGCCAATGGCATATATGAGAGGTGATACATTCGATGATTCTTTGATGGTTTTAGATGAAGCGCAAAATGCAACGTTTAAACAACTTATGTTATTCGTTACTAGAATGGGAAAGAAATCTAAAGTTATAATTACAGGTGACGTCAGTCAACATGATATCAATAGAAGAGACGTTGGTCTTCCTTCTTTTACAAACTTAATGAAAGGTATTAAAGGAATAGGAGAGCATGCCTTTACAGAAAAGGACATTGTTAGAGCTAAAATTCTTCAAGAAGTTGTAAAAAGATATGACAGATGGAAAGAGGAAAACGAACCTAATTCATAGTCTTTTTGTAATACCGTAAACAATATACGTTATGTTGGTATAACTTCTATATACAATACAAACATGGAAGCAAAATACATTTCACTTAAGGGTAGTTTTAATGATGATAGAAATATTACAGAAGTAGGCCTCGATGAAGCAGGGAGAGGTGCTTTAGCAGGTCCAGTGACCGTCTCTGCATGTGTAATGCCATACGGTTTTAGCCATCCCTTGATTAAAGATTCAAAACTTCTCAACGAATCTCAGCGAAAAGAAGCTAGAGAAATAGTAATTGATAATGCAATATCGTATACCGTACAGCATTGTTTTCCTGAAGAGATAGAATCTACTAACATACTTCGAGCTACATTAAATGGCATGCATAAGTGTCTATCTGCATTGGAAGAAAATAAAGATAATTTCGATTTTATACTAGTAGATGGCGATCAATTTCACGGATTTAACGGAATTCCATTTGAAACCATTGTCGGAGGAGATAATAAATATACATCAATAGCAGCAGCTTCAATATTAGCTAAAACCGAAAGAGATATGTTAATGAAAGAAATGGACGAAAAGACGCCCGGATATGGATGGAATTCTAACAAAGGATATGGAACTAAGCAACATATTTCTGCTATTAAGGAAATAGGACCATCTGATCATCATAGAGATTCTTTTATCTCACATCTACTAACTACTACAACATCTTTATTCTAATGAGAGGACTTCTAACAGGAATGTTATTGTTCTTAACGGGACAGACAATGATATGGTTTCAAAGCAATGGACAGTTTATTTCCCCATGGGCAAAGAAAAATCCATGGATTATATCAATGATAGGAGGTACGGTTATAAGCTATATGTTTATTAGAGCAACTGCATTCATTGCAGCCTACTATGATGGAGCCTTATGGCCAGGAAGATTTATTGGATTTTCTATGGGAATATGTTCCTTCGCTTTCTTGACATGGTATTTTATGAATGAAGGAATTAACGCAAAAACAATGGTTTCATTAGGCCTTGCGTTTGCACTAATATGCGTACAACTTTTATGGAAATAAATAGCGTAACCCTAGTCCTTACTTCATGTGGAAGAATGGATCTCTTAGAAAAAACACTAGATTCTTTTTTTAAATTTAATACATACCCTATAGATAGATTTCTAATAACTGAAGATTCGGAAGATCCTGTTATATTTGAACAATGTAATGAGCTAAACAAGAAGTATGGAAATATATTAGAATTTATATTTAATGAAAAAAAACTAGGTCAATCTAAATCAATAGACAAGGCATACCAAACAGTTACTACTAAATACGTTTTTCATTGTGAAGAAGACTGGGAATTTTACAGATCTGGATTTATAGAAGATTCTATTAGAGTATTATCAGGATCTCCTAAAATATTACAAGCATGGATTAGACCTAAGAATGATAGAATATTAAATAAGATTTCGGAAAAGATATTTGAAATTAATAGGATGAAGATACGTGCAGTACTACCTGCTAGCTTTTCAACGGGAGATGTTAATGAAGACGGAACCCCTATGTTTGTAAAAAATTATATGGGATTTAGCTGGAATCCAGGTTTAAAAAGAATCTCAGATTATAGACTATTAACAAACGGGTACACGGGAATGGTTAGAGAACATCTAATAGATCATTGGTATAGAGACAATGGATATTTAGTAGTAAGCCTATCATCTAGCGATGGAGAAGGATATGTTAAACACATAGGATGGGACAGAAGAGCAGGAGATCCTGGGTTTGTAGGATAATATAAAGTATGTTTAAATAATATTGAGCCTGGATTCGTCCGGGTTTTTTTATGTAAAATAAACAGCTAAAAGTTTTTTTTATTCAATTAAATTGTTTATATTAGCTATATACTAATTAATCAATCAAAATGGAAGATAAGAATAAAAAACTAAAGGAGGTAAGTTTGACACTTCAAGAATGGCTTGACGCTCTCAAGGTTCCTACTCCACATCGTAATAAAAAGAAATACCTAAGAAGAAAGAAACATAAGGGAAAAGAAGACTAATTTTGAAAATAAACACCTTAAAGTTTTTTTTATTCAACTATTTTGCTTATATTAGCTATATAATAATAAACAAGTATAAACTCAAATAAATTATGAAAGTATCAAACATCAAATCTAACGGATCAGGAAACAATGCAGCCGCTAGATCTTCATTCCCTACAATCTTAACAGCAATATCTTTATACAAAATGAGATTTAGCGAAGAAGATATTATTTCTAAATTCCCCGAAGATTCCGAATATCACATCGGCACTCGATTTAATGATAACGAAACAATAGCATACAGAATAGGATCTGCTCTTGTTCGAGAAGCCATTGTAGAACTCAGGACAGAAGATCCTATAATACTAGAAGGATATATTAAAGCATTTGTAGATTCTTTAAGCGGATCAGAAATGGATGTTATAATAACAGACGGATTAAGAGATTGTGCAGGAGCCGATCACTGGTATACTTTTGAGAAAGAATGGTAATGGATATCCACGAACGCATATCAAGAATCGAGTCAACTACACATATTGTTAGAATCGAAGACAGTGTAGTATATCGACAGAATGGATGGGAATTATTAGGAGATAATTTATTCGTGCATACTGAAGATCGATTGCTATTCATGGACTTAGATGTAATGACTCTCGAAGAAGCATGTGATGCTGAAAGAATGCTCTTCAAAATAAAAAAGAAACTAAATATAAATAACTAATATAAAATACATGGCAGCAGATTACGGATATTGTTGTATAAATATGACTCTCAAAGAACAGTCTAATATATACGTTGGTAGAAAAATGATTAAAAGAACCTTCGAGGCAAAGGGTATTAAATACGCTTCAGAACTCGCAGTTCTTAATATCAAGGACATGATAGAAATTATCAAGTGGAATTACAAAAACAACATAACAATGTATCGTATGTCAAGCAATCTATTTCCATGGATGTCGGAATATGAATTATCTGAACTTCCAGATTATGACAAAGTATGTAATCTAATGAAAGGTGCCGGCAAACTCGCTAAACAATATGGCCAAAGATTGACATTCCATCCAGGTCCATTCAATGTACTTGCTTCTCCTAACGAACGTATAGTTCTTAAAGCTATTAAAGATCTAAGGCAGCATGGCGAAATCATGGATATGCTAGATTTGCCACAAACTCCTTATGCAGCTATCAATATTCATATTGGTGGAACCTATGACGACAAAGAAGCTACTAAGAAAAGGTTTGCTGAAAACTTTAAACGCCTTACTCAAGGTGCAGCAAACCGCCTAGTTATAGAAAACGACGACAAAACAGCACAATATTCTGTACAGGATTTATATGATATACATCTTCTTACACAGAAGACGCCTATTACGTTCGATTATCACCATCACTGGTGTTACGAAGATCCAATGCCAGAAAAAGAAGCTCTAGAGCTTGCAGCTAAGTCATGGCCAAAGGGAATTCGTCAACTTTGCCACTATTCTTCATGTAAACAAATACACGAAGATGCTACGCAAGGTAACAAACGTGCTCATGCTGATTATGTATATGATTTTATCGAAACATACGGAATGGATTTAGATATTGAACTAGAAGCAAAGGCTAAAGAACTTGCACTCACAAGATACAAGAAGCAGTTTCTAGAAGCATTAGTATAAATTAGATATATACTAAATAAATATAATATTGTCACACATGAAATTTGTACATACATTTGAAGAGTGGAACGAAGTTTCACCCGAGTTAACGGCACATATTGCCGAAGGATTAAATTTAACTAATTCATTCTTTAGATTAGGATCAGATGCATACTCTGCATTATTTGAGGAAGTAAAGCAATATTGGGATAAGAACAATATTATTTTAAAAGGACCTTCAGGATGGATGGCTAAAAACCTAGAAATAGGAAAAGCAGCAGTATACACTCCAAGGGGAGGTAATCAAATTAAAGTAAAGCTAGATTCTCCCGACAGAGGAGGAAAGAAAAAGTTTATAGTTTATCGCAATTCCGGAAGAACTGATAAAGAAGGAAACATCGTTGCAAAAAAAGTAGAATGGGGAGATCCTAGTTCAACCATAAAGAATGACGATCCCGGAAGAGCAGCTAATTTCTGGGCAAGGCATGGATGTGACAAGGCAGCGAAGATGGATCCTATGAAACCTGGATTTTGGGCATGTTACTCGAGCGTGATGTTTTCAAAACAATTAGGTCTTAAATCTGATCAACCTTGGTAAATTAAAATGGACCTACTCTATTTAAAGAAACTCATGAGATTTACGATGATATATACTGTATGGTAGTGTATAAAACAACAAATAAATTAAATGGTAAAATCTATATAGGTAAAGATGAGTCAAATAACCCATCGTATATAGGTTCCGGCGTCATTCTTAAAAAAGCAATCAATAAATACGGTAAAGATAATTTTATAAAGGAAATACTTGAGGAGTGCAATTCTCGTGAATTGTTGAATGATAGAGAAATATATTGGATTGATAAATATAAATCAACTGATCACACTATAGGATATAATATAGCAGAAGGAGGAAATGGAGGTAACACATACTTTGGCAAAACTGATTCTGAATTAATAGAAATTAAATTAAAGATTAGCAATTCACTTAAAAACAGGGTATTTACTGAAGATCATCGTAATAAATTATCAGAGTCTGCATCTAAAAGAAAAGGAAATAAACCATGTAAGTTTAAAGGCCAAAAAATGGAAGATTATTTGGGTGATGAATATTCAAATGAAATAAAGAATAAGATTAGAAATAGCCTTAAATCGTACTATAAAGAGGGCATGCCCGAAGAGCATAGATTAAAAATATCAGCCTCACTGAAAGGTAATAAATTAGGACCTATGAGTGACGAACATAAAAACAACTTAGCCAAATCATTTAAGAAAAGAGATGATATTAAGAGAGAGAAAACAATACAAGGGTATATTAGATCTCTTGATTCTTTCTTAAACGAAGGAATTGATAAATCTAATTATGACGAAGCAAAAAAGATATATAGGCGTGCTAAATATAAAGGATTAGACTTATCTAAATACGAAGAGATGGTTAAACAATTTAAAATAATTTCAAGTGAAAGAAGATCAGAAGCAAACAGAAATAGATATAAGTGAATTAATGGTAAATAAAGACTGTAAATGCGAAACATGTAAATGTGGCAAAGAATCTTTCGATGAAATGATTCAGCATATAGATGATCAAACTAAGCCATTTAAAGAGACTATTATATCTGATAATGAAATTATTAGAGAATTTATCCCGGGCCAACCTCCTCATCTTTTCAAATGGCACTTCGACGGAGAAGACAGGGTGATAGAATCTATCGAGGAAAATGATTGGAAATTCCAATTCGACAATAAGATACCCATTCCATTAAAGGGATATATAGAAATAGAAGCCGGAGAATATCATAGAATCATTCAAGGTACCACTCCTCTAAAATTAAAGATAACATTAAAATAATGAAAGATACTCAAACATTTGAAGAATTCCTTAACGAAAATATTTCGTTTGATAAAAAAGGTATTCAAGCTAAATTAGAAGACAAGCTTAGAATTGCTAAGATCGCGATCAAGAAGTGGGGAAAGATGTACAAGCCACATAAAAAGGATGTTAAAAAAGCAATAGAATCTGGTAAATTACCTAGTTATAAAAAACCTTTAATGGTTCAAGGTGATGAAAAGCAAGACAGCTACGATATATTCGAAGGAAGAAATGCTGTTAAATTAGCAGAGAAGATTTCTAAAGTTATTAAGAAATATAAGAAATATGAAGTTGATCAATCTTCAACTGGTGCAGCTGCCGGATGGTCTGGAACAATGAGATCTACGATAGGTGGTACTATCGAAGGAAGATCAAATTTTAATCCAGGTGGTGGTAGAAGTTTCTTAATCGCTGTAACATGTGGTAGTGGAATAGATTCTAAGATTAAAGATAAAATGTTCCAAGAAATATATGAACTTATGTTTGTATTAGATCAGTATAACTCATCAGATGGTGGAGTAATGTTTGATTATAGCGAAGGTACAAACTATGACACAATTGGATTAACTAATAGCTCTTACTCATTGAGTAACTCGCGACAATTAATAGATATAATGAACAACCATTAATATGAAAAATCAAGAACAAACCAACGAAGGAAGTAGAAGAGATCCTGAATCAATTAGAAAGGAATACAAGGAACTTAAAAAAGCATCAATCAGTTATTTAAGAACTGAATGGAGTAGAAGCTTTAGAGTAGGAGATCCTAAGGGTACAGACAAAACTGGACTTATAAGTGATATATTAAGAGCAAGGCATGGTAATAAACATGTTGACGCTGCCTTTGAATCAGAGATCACCGAAATTAGACGTTCTAGTGTATCAGGTACCATGTCAGGTTCTGTTTATTCTTTGGAAGATAGAAAATATGAATTAAAGAAAGATGTAAAGGGTGCTAGGATTGGAGACTTTATAAATGTAACTCTTCCGAAGGGAACAATCATCTATAATTTACCAGGTGGTCTTTTCGCAGATCACTTCTCATTAAAATCTAGATATACTACACCATACGGCAATGGACCTAAGTGGTTAAGTCAGTCATGGGGTCAAGGAGTAAGCATTCGACAAATGCCAGAAACACTATCATCTATTGAAAAGAATTCTAAAGTACTAGAATCAGCAATCACTGAAAAGAGAGAAGATGTTGGTAAATACAACACTGTTAAAAAAGTAATTGCTAAATTAGGTAGAAGACCCTCAGAACAAGATCTTGCATCATTTATTAATAAAAACTATTATGATGTTACAGAAGTAGAACGAGGAGATAATGATCCAAGTGCCGATGACAAGATTGCAGACTTAGTAGGATTTTACAAGTTTGATATTGATGATTGGGAAACTGCATGGGAAGATGCTCAAAATGAATCAGCAGTTATTGAAAGTGGAATGTCAGATATTCACATGTTTGCAAATGATGCTAAGAACATTAATGATTTTATCAAAATGTTCTTTAAAGAATTTGGTGATAAAGTTAAAAAAACAGCAGATACTATTGACTTAGCAAAAGAATTGTATACTAGCATGATCGATGAATCAGCAGTTACTGAAGAAGTTGTATATAATAGTAGTAATACAAAACCAGAGGCTGCTAAAAAAGCAACAAAGGAATTTGGAAAACTATTACCTAAAGCAAATAAAGGAGTTGAACCTTATGTATTTGCAGTAATTAAAACTAAAGCTAGAAATTATAGATTAGCTATTAAGTCTGGATCTTACGTTGCACATGAATTTATGTCAGGTCTTAAGGAAGATGGTATATTAACAGCAGATATAGTAAAGAAAGCAGTTGCTAATGTTATTAAATTAAATCCAGAGGAATTCAATGAATCAGTAGTTACTGAAGCTAAATTTAAGGCAGGTGATAAATGGCAATGGAAAACAAAGTCTGACTCCAAGGTTGTAAAAATAATAAGAGTCGAATCAAACGGAGATATTATTGCAAAAGAAGATGGAAAATCACAAAAATTCATTGTCAGAGATGCTGATAAGTATTTAACTAAAATAATTACTGAAGCAGCTAAGATTGAAACTGAAAGATATGTAAGATCTCATGGTAAGAAACCAAGAGGATATGGTGGATGGATGTTTTCATACAATCGAGATGGATCTGATGAGTGGCAAATTCCAAAAGGAATGGAATGGCCGGATGCTCAGAAATGGGCTAAGAAGAAAGCAAAGGAAGATGGCGAAGATTATGTTTATGTAATGGAATCAGTAGTTACTGAAGCATTAGCATCTGGTTCTAAAATAGAAAAGAATTTAAACAAGGCGTTAAAGTCAAATATTAATATGTTTGGAGATAATAATGAAACTATTAAGGTTTTAGATACTCCAGTTAGAATTGAACGTAGCCAATACGATAAAGAAATGAATGGAAGATCTAAGAATTTTGGAGCTTCTATTATGTATATGTATGGATCTGTAACTAACGA